TCCAGGCGATCCGGGTCCGGGCCTTGCCCGACGATCAGCCCGACCGTGTTGTGCAGCCGGAACGCTGCCCTCTGGATGCGAGCCTTCTGGCCCTGCGCCGTCCCCACGTTGAGCTGCGCGACAAACCGCTGGGTCTCGCCCTGAAACTCGAAGGGAAGCCCGACATGAACGATAGATGCCCGGCGGTCCAGTCCGATGACGCCCTCATCGACCACCTTCTGCGGGTGGGGCGCACCATCGGCCAGCACATCGACCGTCTCGCCCTCCAGGTGCCCAAGGCCACCGAGGAAGGTAACCTCCTGGTAGGCGTGGCCGAATCCGAGAAACTCGCCGGTGACCTGGCCCTTGGGGACCTCGATGGAGAACTCGGTCCCGGAAGACGTCTTCGTCACCAGCGCGGAAGTGAGGTTGAGCCCATCGAGCCCGACGAAATCCCGAAAGCGAACGGTGTCCGACAGACTGGACAAGCCGTGTGGGCTGGCCGTCGTGAAGTTCACCAGATCGTTGGTGGAGAACTCGTCGATGGTCACCGCCGTGATCGTCAGCGGGTTGTCCAGCGTGAGCCCGCTATCGACGAAGAAGGCGTCTTCCACCACGCGGACGCGCTCTTCCAACGAGGCGTCGGGCTCGATGGCCGGGTTGAAGTCCGCTGCGAAATACTCGACATACCGCGTCGTGGACCCGTTGATCGTCCGCTTGACGACCATCCACGTCTGGTCCTGGCCGAAGCCGTTCGGGCCGGGGACGGTGGCCAGGGCCTCAACGCGCGCCCGCTGCTTCAGAAACGAGCCCCCGATCTCATGGCGATGGGCGGCAATGATCTGCTGCTCGTTCTGCAACGTCCACCCGGCCAGCTCACCGTTCTCACGCTGGACCCACACGATGCTGTTAGGGTCCTGGTGGTAGGCCAAGCGCTGCGCTGGCGAGAGCCGGAGAACGTGCTCGGCCAGGATGGTCAGCTCGCGCGGAACGAGGCTGTCTTGCTCGAAGTTGAACTGGAAGTTCCGCAGCACGGTCCCGTTGCGCTGGACAAAGGTGGCCTGGTTATCCACGATCACCGGCTGGATGTTCCGCGCGCCCCGGTTGGACGCCAGCACCACGCGGGTACCGTCTGGGGTGAGCTTGTCCAGGTTCTCGCCGCGCAGGATGAACTCGGAGCCGGTCGTACCGACCACCAACTGGTCGTTCGCCGAGGCCATCCACTGGACCTGGTTGACCGACCCCGAGCCTACCAGCGTGCGGTAGACGGCCATATCCGCAGCAGCGTCCGCAATCGTGAACCGCTCGAAGGCGTCGCTGTCGGAGAGCGCAACCTTGGCCGGCTCGGAGATGAACCCGCCGAGGCACAACCTGCCCTCATGGAAGGCCACCGCCCGGCACCCATCGGCAGCCGCGAACGCGCCGACGTTCCATTCGCTATTCTGCGCGCTGTCGAGATCGAGGTCGTCGGTGTTGGGATTGAAGATGCTGTCGTTGGCGGCAACATCGGCCGCCTGCTGTTTCACATCTTCTTCGTTTTCCCAGGTAGCATCGGCAGTCTTGCTGTCGGTGACGCTCGTGATCTTGAACCAGAAGATCGGAAACCCGACATCGAACTCCAGCTCATCCGAGGTCCCGTCGACGTTAACCGTTGCGCCGGGGTCCACCACCCGCACAGCTCGGCCGACATCTGCCGCAGTCAAGCCCCCGGCGACAGGATCGCTGTCCCAGGTGAGAGTGAAGGAGCCGCTGACGGTGACCTTGTTGCCCAGGTCCAGGTTGGTCGCCCGAACCGGGGCCTTCCCGTCCTGCCAGGCGACCGTCGAGATAGAGAACGATGTGGGCGAAGTCCGCTCCAGCCGCCGGGGCTCGTAGTCCGGGTGGACCAAATACATGAAGTTCGCTGTCTGGGCGTACTGGACGTCCGCGACCTCGTTTTCCTTCCACGGGGTCGTGATCTCCACGGGCGTCGCCGGCGAGCCCGATGTCAACTGAGCGAAGTTGACATAGAACCGCATGTACTCGTCGCCCAGCTCCAGGACGTAGGCCGCGTCCTCGCTCACGATGAACGGAATGAGGCGAACCGCCTTGGAGCTGTCCTTGACCTCGGCGACGAACCGAGTGCCCGAGCGCCGCATGAACCCACCGTGCGGCAGCACCAGCCCGTTCTTAGTCTGGCGCATACCCTGGAGGTATTGGTCCACATCTTCGCGAGCTTCCAGCCGTGGGCTAAGCTCGCCGGAGACGAAGCTGGTCTTGATCGGATTGAAGCGGGCCATTACGGCTCCACGCGGAAGAAGCGGGCGTAGGGGTCAAAACGCCCAGAGTGGAGACGGCTGTCCACCCACTCGCTGGCCACGATCTGCTCGGGCGTGCCCTCTACCGCGTCCGCGCGCTTGGCGTCCCGGATGGTGGCCTCGAAGTTCTGCGCGAGGCGCTGGAGAAGCTGCGGCCCGGTCGAGATGGCGTACCCGATGTCCAGCGCCAAGAACGACGCCAGGGCCTCAGTGAACATCGGGTCGAACTGAGTGGGGTCGGTGATCTGATCGAGGTAGAAGATGCGCAGGACCTCGGTGTCGGCCAGGATGTACCGACCCTCCACCTTCCACGGTTGGCGGGTAGCCGTGTAGTTGCGCTGCAACTCCTGGTCGTCGTAGAGCCCGACCACCCGGAGCGCGGAGTTGGGCATCAGGAAACGGTTGGCGAAGCCGAACTCGGGCTTGACCGCATCGGGGGCCAGGGTCGCCCGCTTCATGGCGAAGTTCCACCGATACCGGCGGATCAGCTCGTCCCGCTTCAGGGGGTACTGGCGGGCGGCTACCCTTGCTTGGGTGCGGTCTTCGGTAAGCGAGACGACCGGCTCTTCCCCGATCTTGAGGAGCGCCGAATTGACGATCTCGACTTCGCTGCTGGCCATATCACAGGGTCAGCGAACCGGAGTTCGGCAGATCGGCAACATTGGTGGCCGAAAGGAACTGACGGGAGATGTACTGATCGAGTGCTTTGAGCACACGATAGACATCGAACTTCGACGTGAGCTTAGTGTCGTCGATCAGGAATGCCGCGTCGCCCGTCAGCTCGACCGAAGAGCCGGCAGCGACCTGAACTAGGTTGTTGGCCTTGCTGGTGCCCGAGCCGGGGTCGAGCGTGAACTGGTGGGAGATGGTGGCCATGTGCTCTCTCCTCGCGGGAAGGAGGGGGCCGAAGCCCCCGCCCGCCTATCAGGTCTTGACGTAGGTGACGAACACCTGAAGGTCCTTGTCGTCGGCCGGGTTGGCCCCGGAGAGCGTAGCGACGACGAGGGTGGAGTCATTCAGCTCCCCCACATCTTCGGACGCCGCCAAGTAGGTGCCCGCGCTGGAGACATCCACGTCCGCTGCGAAGAGGTCCGCATTAGACGTGGTGCCAACATCGAGAACGACAGACGAACCGAACGCTCCGAACACCGCACCGACCGTGAGGACGCGAGCGCCCTCGGGCAACCGAAAGAGCCGGATGTCGTCGCCATCGGCCAGAGGGCCGTCTTCGCTGTTGTGCTTGGCGTAGGCGACCCGGACCTCGCCCCCAAATTCGCTGGGCTTGAGCTTGCCCGGAGGCGTCGCCTCGGTAAGTTCAAACTGATCGGTGTTGACGGTGGCCATGATGGCTACTCCTTACTGGGGCTGGGCATTACGAGCCGGTGGACGGATCGTCGTAGGCGACCTCGACAACCATCTCGTCTTCGAGACGCATCCCGCCCCAGGTGCCCCAAGTGTAGAGCTGCTGGGAATGGCGCTTGTCGGGACGATCCGCGACGATGGTGGTCGGCATCTGGCTAACCCCCAAAACGCCAGCCATCGGGGTGTAAGCCAGCGCGAAGGTGTTGCCAGCGCCATCGTCGGGAAGACGCTCCAACCGGATGAAGTTGAAGCCCATGTACTCGTTAATCTCGCCGCGCTGAAGTGCCCGGACCGTGTTGAAGTCGATGGAGCTGATCTTGTCGTCTTCGAGGAGCTGGCTGATAGCGCGCGAATTGACGACCATGACGCGGGGCATCATCGGGTCGATCTCAGCCGCGTCCAGCTTCTCTTTGGCCTCGATCAGCTTGGCGATGGTCATGCCGGTGCCGCCGTGGGCGATCTTCTGGGCCGCCGGCAATGCCTGCGAACCGGAACCGTCGCGACCGGTGGCGACGGAGCCCCGCAGGAACCGGATGATCTCGTCATCCAGCGAGCGGCCCATCGCGCCGGAATGCTTGATGGTGTAGGCCGACCGGGGTTCGATCAACAGCCGAATGCGATCCGGCCGGTCGATCATGCTGACGACCTCGTAGTCCTGGATGAAGCCCCACCGCCGGTCGTGCGGCGTCTCATCCAGCGGGGTGTCGCCGTGGCGTTCGGTAATGACGGCGGCGGTGTCGCGGATTTGGCCGATGCGCTCGCGAGCGAAGCTCTCGCCCGTGACATCTTCGCGCTCGACGGTGCCCAGAAGACGGCTGGTGCGCTGTTCGGCCAGAAGTCGGACGTTTGCCGAGAACTGGTCCACAAAGGAGACGGGGATCGAGAAGGACATCTTGTGATGCTCCTAGGTTGCAGGTAACAGATCATGCGAGCCGGGAAGAGTTCACCGTACCCAAATATGACCCCTTACGAGCTACCCCCGCCTGCCGTCGCTTTCACCGGAGCTGATCGAGGACCCTTTACAAGAAGTCGGGGCCATATTGGACCCCGACTGCACACCCGTCAAGACAGAACTTCTAGCCGCCGCGGGCCTTGGCGAAGAACGCCTGGGCCTCCTTGTTGAGGCGGCGCATCTCTTCTCCATTCGAGGTCTCCTGCGCGCGACGCAAGAGGTCTTCGGCCTGCTGGCGGTAGCCGGCAGCCGCATTGCTGTTCCCAGAGACGCCACCGACCTCGTGGTCCTCACTGAGGAGCTTACCGACCTGGGCGAGCGCGTTGAGCACATCCGGGTCGTGCCCGAGCCCAGCGTCGTTCACCTTGTCGGTGATCCCCAGCTTCTTCGCGGCGAAGTCGGCGAGCCCGATGTTGCCGTCGTAGTTGTCGCCCCACTGCTCTTTCAGCGTGGCGATGTTTTGATTGAACGTCTCTTCAGCCTTCTGGGCTTGCTGCTGCATCTGGCCCTGGGCCTCGCCCGTGAACCAGTGGTACAGCGCCTCGGCTTGTTTGGGCATGACCCCGGCCTCGTGGGCTTTGGTCACAAAGCCCTTGGCCAGCTCGGTGTCGAGCCCGAAGC